AAATACACCCCACTTACAACCTTCTTCAGGTATAAACAAAGATCTAATCTTTGGTCCTAGTTCTTTGTTACGTGCTGGAATCTGTTGTAGATTAGGATTTGCATAGCTAAATCTACCTGTAACTGTGCCGCCTGAGTCTGATCTTAATTGATTTATCTCAGCATGAATTCTACCATTGTGTGAATGTTTTAATATGGTATCTATGAATGTTGTATGTGCTTTATTTATTTCTCTTGCACGTGCAATATGTTTAACAACAGGATTAGGATGATTCTGTAAAAAGTTTTTTGTAAATGATGGAGAATTTGTTTTTTCGGTTCGGTCAAATGGTAGGCGAAGTTTTTCAAAGACTTGCGCAATGGAACGTGCAGCCCATATTTGAACATCTACTTGTGTTTCTGTTTTTACTTTTTGTAAGCATGCTTTTTCTTCTGCAAGTAATTGTTCTTTTAATTTGTGAGCAGCTTCAACGTCTACACGTACTCCTAAAAATCTCATATCAACGAGGCAAGGAAATAGTTCTGTCTCTAATTTAAATATATCTTCTATGTCTTGTGCGTAGATTTCTTTTTTCATCTCTTGCCATAACTCCAGGGTCATCTCAGCGTCTCTTTCAGCATACTCACCCACATACATTGCAGGTAATTTATACATTTCAGACTTAGCATCTACACCCCATTCTCTGGCTGTTTCGGTCAAAATAGCCTCGTTTTTGCCTTTTCCAAGGTAATCCCTACCCATGGAGCCTAAATCGTAACGAAAGCGATTCTCGTCCACGAGAGAGCCAGCAATCATGGTATCTACGATGTCACCAGCTATTTGTAGTCCTGCAGCTCTAATAAAACATACGTCATACATAGCATTGTGAAATATCTTTCTAGACGGGTAGTTTAGAACCGTTCTAAAGTAATCCATTACTTTCTTCTCGTCCATATTACCACCACCTTCATGAGCTATTGGATAGTATCCGGACCAGTCTTCGACAGCTAATGCGATTCCTACGATTCTACCTCTGCCTGTAACAGAGCCAGATCCCATAGTTTTTAGTTCTGGATCTTTTGTTTCCAAGTCAATAGCAATCTCATCATACTTAGATAGATCTTTAAATTCTTCTGGTGGTGTCCATTCTACCTGTGGACTAAATAATGGTTTTTGTATCATTTGTAATCTCGTTCAATAATCATTTCTATAAAATGTATTGCTTTCAATAAGTCTTGCTTCTTTCCTTTGTCACGATGTCTAATTATATATTTTATAGCACATCCCTCCGGGTATAACAACTCATTCTCAACTACAAACTTACTCGGCTGAATTTTATACTTTTGATAGTGACTCCCACCGTGCTGCTTGTCCCAAACTTTACTCATAAATTATATCCTTTGTATTTTTGTTTTGGTTCTACAATATGTAAATGTTCCTTGGTCCTTGTTGCGCCAACATAAAACAATCTATTCTCGTCATCTGGATTTTGTTCGTATGATTTCATTGTGTTTAAACTTAAATCTGTAAGCAACACAACATTCTCACACTCACCACCCTTTGCACCATGTATTGTAGATAAAGTTATTCGTGGTGCTTCGTTTAACTTCTCACCATTCTTTCTCATCTTTCTTAAATAGTTTATATCTCTACTTGGTGCAGCGTTAAAAGCTGTATACCAAACGTCATCTGTTTTTAGACCATAGTCTTTTTTTAATTGATCAATACCATAAAAAGAATCTTTAACCATACCTTTCATTTTTTGTTTGTCCCATAGATTTGTGTAAGAGGATATTTTTTCTAGTTGATCATATTTTAATAATTGTCCCTGACGCAAGTGTTCCCAATCTAAAGCTGCTAAATGTAAAGCGTGCTCTCTTTGTTTTCTAAATTTATTTTGATAATAATAACCTTTTAAATATAAATCCTCCTCCAGGTTATCTAACATGTATTTAGTTCTAGCTAATACTAGCCAGTCACCTGATGACATGTTTATTTCTTCAAAGTCATAGTATCTTGATAGTGCACCCTGATGCGTTTTAGGTTGCCATGTTTTATCTATTCTTGTTTTGATTTTATTTATTATGCCCATAGCTAACCCATGCACCCTTGCAGGAATCCTGTAAGACTGCTGCAAAGGTAGCATTTGTCCTTCCTGTGCTATGAAAGAATCTACGTCCGCTCCTGCCCATCTAAATATTGCTTGATCGTCGTCGCCTGCAATAAAAGAGTCTGTTGTCTTTTGCCAAATAGTTTTAGCCATTTGCCATTGCATTTTAGATAAGTCTTGTGCTTCATCTATAAATACGACCTCAAACTTTGGTACAGCGGCATCTGATTTTGTAAACTCCATAATCATATCGTTGAAGTCAATTAGATTATGTTCTCGTTTGTATCGTTCTAGTTCGTTAGAAATTATTATTAGTTTATCTTTATCTAACTCCTGGTTATGTTCTTGTAGATTATATTGTTGTATTGGTGTTATCTCTTTTAATTTTGCAAGATTAATTACACGCAGGTATTCACTATCTGTTGTAAAGATTCCGTTGTGATCATTTTCATACTCTGCATATTTTATTTCTTCTTTTATTTTTTTACCAAAGTCCTGGTAATGCCTACGCTGCATTACATCTTCTTTTTTTATACCGAGTCTTCTAAATGCAAGTGAGTGTAATGTTCTAAAATATGGTAGATCGTCTTCTTCTAAATTAAATTTTTTAATTGCTCTGTCTCTTGCCTCGTATGCAGCCTTTTGTGTAAAAGCAAAATATCCGACTTTATCTGGATCTGTTTGTTTTAGATAGTCATCTACCTTGTTTAACAATGTAGTAGTTTTACCTGTACCTGGTGGTCCTAACACTATTGTTTTCATTAGTATGGTGACTCCTCTTTTAATTTCTTTTGTTTGTACTCGTCATCTTTAGCTTCAAATTCTTTTACCACATATACAGATAATTTATTTTTACCTATACGTTTATCTTCACAACCACATTTTTCTCTTAGCATTTCTGCGGTTCTTGAATATCCAAGATCCCATCTTCTTCTCATTAAATGATTGTGATAAAATTTATCAAATACAAAATGATGTTGTCCATTGTTTGTCCATGTACCACCTCTTGGTAAATCTTCTTTTGAGTCTACTGAGACTCGATTCAAACAATATTCTTCTAAATGTTTTTGTAGTTGGTCTTCTGTACGTAATCCCTCTGCAGGTTCTGTAATCTCTGCATTGTTTAATAATTGATTTGTAACAACAACCCAATCTTTTTCTTTTAGTGTTGGTGGTCTAAATTTTAATTGCACCATACAAGACTCCTGGAATAAACTTTGTTGTCTTAAATGTTTTACACTTTCTAATTTTAATCTTTGTCCGTCTACATTCATATAATAATATGGATCTTCTAAATCTATTACTTGCAGGTCAGTTAAGTTAGGAAACATTATCTCTTGTCCTATTCCAAACTTTCTACTTCTACATAATGTTTTGTCACAAAGACTACACATTGGTTCGTCCTTACACTTGTAGCCCCATTCTTTTTTATCGTGTTGTTTTGTAATTATATCTACTTCTGTATCTGACAATGGTTTGTCCATTGCAGTTTCATTAAATACAACTACTTTTGATTTCCAATTATCTGGCCATTTGTTTTTTGCATAGACACCATAGTGGAATAATGCATTGTTACGTCCACCTTCACCAACTTTATTTTGTGCCATAAGTTCTATACATGGTGGACCATCAGAGTATGGGGTCTCAGGTCTTTTAATTTTTAATTCTTCTAATTGTTGTGGTGTAATTTTTTTAATATCATACAAATAAATAAAACCTTTTAAATTAACAGCTTCGCCTTTAGAATCAAAGGCATATCTTGTTGTATCATCGCCTTTAAAGTATGGTAAATTTAAAAAATTTCCTGTATCATCTTGCGATTTTAATTCTGTCTGTTTTGGAAAAACTTCTGATCCACTATAACCTAACACTGCTTTTATTTGTGTTAACTTATCCTGCATAAGTTTTGCAGTTACATAAGTATCTGTAAATAAAAATACATGTGCACCACCAGATTTAGATCTGCATACAACTAATGGTAATTGTAATTTATTTATTTTATCTACTAATTTTTTGTGATCAAAACCTGCATAAGAATCTATATCTATGCAGCCCCATTTACATACGTTATCATCATTAATAGGAATAATACCTAGACTATCAACACCTTGTAAATGTTTTTGCCACAACTCATCTGTAACTGGTTCTCTTTTGATAAATGATTTGCCCTGTACTTTTGTGCCATCACCATTTGATTGCCCAACTTTAGTGACACCATGCGCACGCTCCAAACCTATAAATATTTCTTTAAAACTTTCTATCATATAGCACAATGAAAGTGGGCGTCTCCACTCTCGCTTAAACGCCCACTACCTAGGATTAGTATGGTTGCTTAGTATCGTTCTCGTCTGAGCCGAACTTAGCTTGGGTTTCACCTTTACCTACACTAGTCGCAAATTGTTTAGCCATGTTGTAAAGATCTGAATCTTCAACAGGACCAACTTTCGACACATCCCAACCAAACCACGTTCCTTTGTCGTTAGACATTTGGACCGTAGATAGATTATAAATGTGGCTATATGTAGGCGGTGTAAATAAACCGTTCTTACCCTGCATTTTTATACCCATCATCATTGAGTTCCATTTTCTACTCACTTTTAATTGAGTAGACTTCATAGAAATCAAAGCTGTTTGTGGGTTACTACCAGTCACCAAAACAAAATGATTAGCGGTATTATCAAGATAGTTACCATTTGGTAATCTATCTTTGTAATCCTTACCTCTTGTTGTTTGGTTTACAATATCACTATCTGCGTCGTGTATTGCAACAGGTGCACCACTGCTGGTACCTCTGTCCTGCCACTCAATGTATTGTCTCTTGTAATGACAAGGAATTACATTGATAGAATCAAACAGTTCGTTTGTAACTGTATTGATTATCTTGCCGGGTTCAGCGCCCTCGACATACTTACCATCTCTTTTGTTTACCTCTGGAGATAGTTGGCCCAAAATTTTTAAGAAAGGTAACGCAAGATCTTCCTGCGATATATTTTGAGCACCCATTTGTGCATCTGCTTCAAATAAATTTACAGCTAATGCACCTTCCTTTTTTTCTGCTACTTGGTTCATGTTACTTGTTCCTTTTTATTGTAGTTTTATTCTCCGAGAATACCCCGAAGATTTCCGTTGGCATTTCTTTACCTGCCTCTATACGCTCACGGACTAACGCTTTCAGAGTCATGGGCTCAACCTTCATCTTTTGTGTTGGTTGAAACCCTTGACCCTTCGCAAGTTCAGCATAATCTGCTGCCTTGTTATCTTCGTTACGACCAAAAGACACCGAGATCTCATTCTTAATAATATCTCCTAGTCCATTGTTACGAAGCCAGTTAAACGCCGCCTCTTTATTTGCTTCCGTTATGGTTG